ATTTCAGATCAAAGAAAAAGGAAAAACTAAAGATGAGATGAAGCTTGTCCCGGATGCGTACATGATTGTACAGAAGCAAAGAAACTTTCCAGCCGAGCCACAACTTAATCTTTGGTTTAATGAATTACAATTAAGATACCGGGAGAAGCCATGAAGGGAGTAAAAGAATTTGTTCAGGATATAGAAAAACACTTTGGTGATATTACTCACCTTCGCATATGTTATCCTGATGGTACAATATCGATGTGGAGAAAAATCAATGGTAAATTTTACGCTTACAAAAAACAATCATCAGGACCTGCTACTCGTATTGCAAAAGTTAAATCAAGAAAAGCTATACACTATAGAGATCAGGGAGAGAAAGATTAAAAGAAGTACCGATCAAAATAAAAGATTGTGGAAGTTGTATACAGTCATAGGTGAGTCACTAGGATACGAGCCATTAGAAATGCATGAGTTATTAGCATTTAAATTCCTAGGAGAAGAAAAAGAAATTAATGGAGAAAAGATTTTTAAAGTACCATCTACAACATCTTTGTCTATTGATGATATGACTGAATATCAAAAGCAAATTGAAATGTGGGCAGCAACAACTTTTGGGATGCAATTTAAAGATGGTTTATAGAAATAAAAAATTACTAATTAAGTTAAGAGATTTACCTTGTATGTGGTGTGGAGCAATGGATGGAACAGTTTGTGCTGCTCATCGTAATCAAGGAAAAGGTATGGGGTTAAAAAATAGTGATGCACTGGTAGCATCTTTGTGTTTTAATTGTCATACTGAATTGGATAACGGCCCTAAATTGTCGAAAGAAGAAAGACGAGAATTATGGAATGAAGCCTATGTCCGAACTATGCAATATTTAATTGAGAATGAGATATTAACTCTAAAATAAATTACTTATCAGTTTGCAGTGGTATCGAAGCTGCCACAGTTGCTTGGCATGATTTAGGTTGGAACCCTCTCGGTTTTGCAGAGATCGAAAAGTTTCCAAGTGAAGTCTTGTCTCATCATTATCCCCATGTCCCAAATCTAGGAGACATGTCTAACTTTAAAGATTGGAATTTAAATGGAACAGTTGACCTTGTTGTCGGAGGAACACCATGCCAGTCATTCTCAGTTGCTGGTCTTAGAAAAGGACTTGAAGACCCAAGGGGAAACTTGGCACTTACCTTTTGTGCAATTCTTAATAAATTTAGACCCAAGTGGTTCGTTTGGGAAAACGTCCCGGGCGTCCTCAGTTCAGGTGGTGGACGGGATTTTGGTTCCTTCCTCGGGGCGGTGGCAGAACTCGGGTATGGGTTCAGCTACAGGGTGCTTGATGCTCAAAACTTCGGAGTCCCACAAAGACGAAGAAGAGTGTTTGTTGTCGGACATTTTGGAGACTGGAAACCTACTGCAAAAGTATTATTTGAGTCCGAAAGCTTGTTACGGGATTCTGAGAAGAGCACAAAAAAGGGGGAAAGTATTACCTCCGACATTACTGAAGGCCCTACAAGAAGTGGCCCAAATGCATCAAGAGTAACACCCATGCTTCACCAAAATGTTATTGATCCATTATGTGCAAGAGATTACAAGGGGATTAATTCTGATGGTTTAGCACATAAAGCCATAGTCGAAAAGATTGCTTACTCTGCTAACAAGGCTCCGACTCTTACATCAAGTGCTGCAGGGATAAGTCGAGTTGGCAATGACACAACTGCTGATAGTCAATATGTTGCATTGGACCTGTACAACCTTAGCATCACAGGAGATAAAACAACAACAGTGACAACAACAGGTGGTGGAACTTCCACAGGTCCCAGTGTAATGAAAACATATGCATTGCAAGGTGGTGGAACTACATCCCAGTCCGGGAATGGTAATGGTATAAATGAAGAAAAATGTTTTACTTTAAATCAAATTGATATTCATGGTGTAGCTAACTCAATGGCAGGGCGCGCCTCGCGTCCCGGGGAGTCTGGTTTCGGGACCGCTGGGCGCGACGCTCGGAGCGAGTCGCCCGGGTCTCATGGACCCTTCCCCCGCGTTCACGAACTCGGTGGACCAGTGGAACCGCGTGAAGGACCGCGAGCGCGCG